CTAATATACTTTTTTCTTTGTAAATTTAAATTAATTAATCTATCAAACTTACTTCTAAGATTAGACCTTCTTTGTATCATATCGGAAAGTATGGAGCCAAAGTTCCCCTTGAAAGCATTTACTGCAGTAATAATCTCTTCTGCCAATACTGGAGCTTCACTTCTTAGATTGGTTGTTTGTATGTCTAATTCCAATGGGGCTGAAACGTTTGATTTAAACTTTAACGAAGGGCTTACATATCTTTCGTAAAAAACTTGACTGTTGTCCATTAATTCTTTCTTTAAAGAAAAAAGCACGTTGTCTACACCTTCAGTGTAGGATGCTACTCGAATCGAGAAAAAAGCTTGGAATTGAGCGGCTTGTTTTTTTGATACATAATCCACTTCGGAACTTGAGAGATAATCTTGTCCTTGCGCGAGTTGGTCGGCAATGACTTTCGTATAGTGCGCTGCCATCTCTGCCCATGAAAAGTAGAATGAGGCTGCTTGCTGCTGTGATTCATCTTCATAAATATCTCCAAAATCGTAAGTTAAAGAATTCTTAATATAGTTTGCTTCATGCAATAATAATTTTAAAAAATATCTAAAATCAAATAAATGAACAAAAACCGAATGAGACATTAATCTGTCGTAGTCTTTTACAAATTTTCTACAGCCTCTGCATCCATGTTTTTCCGCATAAAGATATTCGGAAAATGAAACGTACTCTGGGTAGATAGCATTTGATAAATGATTCTCTAGATCTGGGGCTTCTATATATTGCCCAGTAGTCTCATCAAAATACTGGCTTCCACCAATGTACGCAACTCCTTCTTCTCCAGTATCGGTTACTACTGAAGGAGGAAAATATTCTTCTATTAAAGCTTTATTATTTGTGTTTAATTCATCCCATATGTGAAAATGAGAATCTTCTAAACCTGGATCTAAATATGGATTTAAATATACATTTTTTAGATTTTGCTCATAGGTCGATAGCAACTGGGTAATATCTTGAACAACTATTCCCATTCTATTCTTTACAGCTTGAAGAGGAATTGTATAAGGCTTGGTCCACGAGTAAGAATTATAGTTTTCTAGATCGTTAAATCCTTGATCCTGTCTTCTAGCATACGCGTCTTGACTTGTCGAGTTACTTGAACCCTCTGTGACTTTGTAGTCATTAAATACGGAACTATCTCCGCTTTGCAACTCTTGTGATCTATTAATTGACATTATTAAAACATCTTTCTTGCAATTTTTTTGGCTGATCTTTTAGTCCTCATGCCAGGATTTGCATTTATTTCTGAAGTTCTATTTTTAACTGGAGAAACATCAGCTGAGTTTTTATCTACATCTGCTATATCGTCTAGTCCCATTTTAGGCATAAAGAAAGTATTGGAAAATGATTGAGTGTTTTGCGCAAAATTCATTTTATGAAACTCGCCATAGTTTTGAGTTATAGCTAGCAACGCTAACATCAAAGCATCGTGTGCGTGGTCTACTGCTGAACCGCCCGCTTCAAAAACAGGACGACCAGAAGATGTGGTCCTGATTACTATATAAGAAATCAATTGCATATACATTTCTTCATCTTCTATTGGAAATAATATAACTTCTTTTTCCAGGTATTGCCTTAAGTTATCAACCATGTATGGTTTAATTTCTTTTTTAATAGGAAGTTTCGTATACGGATCTCTTACTTCGATAGTTTCCCCAAAGCTAATACCCTTAACTCGTTCTCTTAATTGAGACTTAGGATTCTCCATCCCATACTTGTGAAGTAGTTCTACTTGAACCTCACCAAAACCACGGTCAACATAAATATGTTTAGGTTGAAGAAGTTCGTTCAATTCCACAATTCTATTGACACCTTTAGTTAATGTAAATTCAGATTTAGGTATTTCTTCCCTGTAACACATTCTGGTTTTATTTCTAAAACGCTCTTCTTCATATAGTTCATTGCAGGTTTCAAGTACAACTATGTTTGTGCCTGCGCCATATTTATCCCAGTCAACACCAATTGTAAAAAAACTTCTAGCTGAAGTAATTTCCGGATAATATTTCCAGCCTGGATCAAGAAAAGCTTTATCTATATATTTCCTAGGGTAAACGCCTTCGCCATCTTCGCCCCAGTCGGCTTCAATTTCATGTCGATATGCACCTTCTGAATACTGTTCTCTGAATTCTTCTTCTTGCTCTTTGGCGAAGAAAGGATTACAGTAGGAGGGGAACCAAAACTCTTTAAATCTATCATTAGATAAACACCATTCCCAAAAACGTTCTCGTCTACCAGTTGGGGTTGATGCACCTATTAGAACCTTGTCTGGTTGGTCTTCAGCGGTCTTCTGGAGCATTGCATAGAGGGCGTCTAGGTCATCTGCATGCATGTAGTCCATTTCGTCTAAAACGATCACATGAGCTTCCTGACCACGAGCAACGTCTGACTTACCTCCCGAGCGCATGCCCGAGGTAAAGAATCTAATAGTTGATCCATTGGAAAACTGAATCATAAACTGAGGGGAAGTAACTTTTCTAGATATAGAGTTAGTTACCAATTCATTCTTAGAAGCTAATCTTAATATCTCTTGATAGATTAATTCTACGTGAGATTTCATTGGAGCAATAACCAAGCATCTTCCATCTTTGCTTGTGTAGCTGTAGTGCAAAAGGTACAGAGCCATGCTATAAGTTTTTCCTAAGCGACGACCAGCTCTTAACACTTTTCTAAGAGAAGGGTCTCTCAATATTAAAGTCTGATACACTCTAGTTTCAGCACCGAGAAAGTGCCTACCCCAGGTGCATGGATCTTTTGCTAGGTGAATCTGCCTTTGTTGCTCTGCAGAAATGCCAACTTCAAGCAATTCTCTATCTAGCTCAAAAGGTTCATCTACTAATAATGATAATTCATAATTAGTTACATCTCTACCCATAACTGGACTTCCATCTTTCCAGTTAAGGTGTTGTAATTTGTTTTGGAAAACCCATTCAATTCTATTAACTTGCTTAATGATTTCTGGGTCTTGAGCTTTAAGGATCTCCAAAAGATCTTCTCTAGGAAGCTTTTCCATCATTTTTCTAAATTTAATAGTTTTTTCTGCAATTGTCATAATTGTTTATCCAAAATGAGATGCCATCATTGCACCTTCTGACCCTAATGCTGATCTGGCATTGAGTCTTGAGTTCTGTATTGCTGCTACTCCTCGAGCCCTTGATGTTGCTGCCACTTCGTTATCCTTGTATCCCATTCCAAACATTGGTTTGTCAATAGAACCCTTCATAGATTTTACAGCATCTTTTGCTAAGTTGATGCCACTTTTAACAACTTCTCCACCCATTTTTCCAAGATCATAAACTAGTGAAGCTGTAGCTAATAAGTTTAATCCAGGAATTGCCATTGCAGCTGTTCTGGCACCAAGAACCATAGCGCCCTTCTTTGTGCCTGCGGCAGCAAGGGTTCTTTGAAGTCCTAAAGTTTTAAATACACCTTTTTCTAAAGCTTGAGCAGCTTTTCCTTCATATGTACTTGCAAATCTTCCAGTCAATCTTCCTGCGTCATCTATTCCTAGTCCAGCTTTTCCGGTTCTATCAAGAGCCATGCCAAGATGGCTAACTGCCCTATTGGCTCCTGTTAGTGCCTCGTCCATAAGTCCACCAGCACCAGCATTTCCTAATGCACCTCTAAAGTAGCCTTGAACAAAACGAGATCCTTGAGTTGCTCCCGCAGAAGCCATCAAGTTTCCAGTAAGTCCCTGTGAAGTTGCAACAAAGTTAGATCCACCAACTCCTATTTGCTGACCTAAGAGTGACTTTTGAGCTATTTTACCTGGAGCTAAAACTCCCGTTACACCAGCGGTTGCCATACTGGGATTGTTCATTAAAGCTAATCTTCGAACTTGTTCTTGTGCAGTCATCAATTTCTTAGAAGCTCTTGATGAACCACCAATAGCCCTTCTTTCAATTGAATCCATTTTTCTGCCAGCAGTAATCATTGAAATCATGCCACGCTGAAATACCTGCGTATCGGCAGCTAGTGCTGCATCAGATCCATATACTGCTGTTCTAAATGCACTATTTTTTGCAACTTGTTTTCCTCCCATATTAGCTGCCATTTGAAAGGGAGAATAAAATCCAGTTTTTTCTGCAGCATTAAACATTGCCAAAGAATTATACCTACCCAAAGCTGCTGGTCTAGCGGTTATGTGGTTTGCTCTAAATCCTTTAATTAAAGGCATCTTAGTGTCTACGCCTGTAGCTGCAAGTTTTCTGGCTCTAGCACTTTTTGATCCATAGAACGCATTACTGCTAGGGCCCTGAAGAACTCCTTGGCTAGTAAAACCACCAAGTTTTCCTGGTCCGCATCCTGCTGTTATCCCTGAATCCACCACGCATTAAGGTGTTAGAGCCTCTGTTTTGAGCAAATCCGAAGGCAGCAGCAAAACCTGGGACATTTTCTAGCATTCTAAATGCTAAAGGAATATCTTCATTTCCTCCAAGCTCATTCTGATCCGGGTCCATACTTAACCCCTTCTGCTATTGTGCATGCCAAGAACCATGTCGCCGTAAGCTTGAGTTGAAGATGCTTGCATGGCTGAACCTTTTGCATAAGGTGATTCATTAAAAAATTGTTGATTTCTATTCACATAACTTCTTGCCATAGTTGATGCACCTAGTGCTGCTCCAGCTATTGCTCCTACAGCACCGAGAGCACCTCCTCCAATTTTTGGACGAGCTCCTGCTTTCAGGATTGTTTTACCGCCAATGCCTGGAATTTTTTCTGAAAAATTAAGACTTTTTTCAAGGCTTTGCTGCTTTAGCATAGAGCCAGCAGCTCCTGCTCCTATCCCGCCAAATATGCCACCAATTGCTGCACCACCTATTGTGCCAGCAGCCCCTCGTGCTGATCCGGTGTTAGCATCTATTAATCCGCTAACACCCAATCCTTGTGATCCCATAAAATATTTGTCTGCTTCAGGATCACCAAAGGCAATGTCATTACCAGCATTTATTACAGGGTCTACCGTTTTTTTAGCAACGCCAGCAGCAAAAGCTCCGTCCTAGTAGTAGTCCAGCACCTTTTCCGCCAAGCATTCTTGTTCCAATATTTGCTAATGCTGCCATTTAAAATCATCCTCCATAAAGATGGTTATATTTATTCGGGCCCATCTGAGTGTGTCCTATTTTGTTTCTATCCAAGTTTCCAACAATTCCAGCAGTAACTAATGGATCTCTTCTAGTGCTCTGAGGGCCTGCAAATGATGCTTGACTTCTTTGCATTGCTCTTCTTGGATTTCCTGGCTCTGTTGGTTGAGATTTAACGGTCTCATCATAAAGATTAGATTCTCTATTCTTCTTAGATATATAGTAACCAATACCTGCTGCAGCTAGACCTATTCCAGCATAACCTAATTTAGTTTTATTTTTAAGATAAAAATCAGTCATTGGGGTTTTGAGGTCAGCACTTGCTTTTTTAGTAAAATCTACCTCTTCGCTTAAGACTTTAGACTTTTTAGATCTTCTAACAACACTTTCTGCTGCTCTTCTTTGTGATGGATCATTTTCAAATATTTCTCCAATTTCATTAGCTCTATTTAAAACTTGTTCGGCCTCTCTTTGAGCCATTTCATCAGTTAAGCCAATTGCCAAATCACTTTGAGAATTTCTCATGGCAGAAAGCGTTAATGCTCCATTCTCAGAATGCACTAATCTCATATGAAGATTACCGAACCTTACATCGTTATCTACCATGTCAAGATCCCCACCCATAAAAGCTTGAACTGCTTGCTGTACCGACTGTCCTTCTATGTTGCCTACTACAATTCCTTTTTGTCTAATTTTTTCAGCTAAATCTGCAGTAAGCCTATCTCTTTGAGTTAAATCACTACGAGAGCTTATTCCAGCTAAAGTTGTTCTATCTAAATCTTTTATCTTTTCAAATGAATTTAAATCACTAATATAATCAATATGTTGATCAATATTATCTAACATTTGATTTGCAAGTTTGAGTGACTCATCTTCGCTTAAAGATTTATTGGCTCCAAAAACTAAGTTTATTCTAGCCCCAACATCAGCGGGAGTATCTGCTTCTGACATATAGCTTAATGTAAATCTATTTAAACTTGTATCAAGTATATTATCTACATCAGTAAAAGCTTTAACTTTAAGAGTTCTTACAACGCCGCCATCTGCTGCTGTAGTTGCACTGTATTCAAATATTGAATCAAAATTTGCCAATACCTTTGAAGCCGGAGCAGCTCCAGATGCATCATACTGGCCAACTAACCTAGTTACATTTTGTGCATTAAAGTAAGATAATCCCATTTCTCCCAACAGACCAGCGTGTTTGGCATGTGCCATGCTCCTGGATATGCCTTCTGTCCCAGCTGCTTTTTGTCCAATTTCGGCTGTTGCTTGAGCTAACTTAACGCTCATAACTCTATCTTGAACGTTTAAGCTAGAAAATCCTAATCCAGATCTTGCGGCATTTTGGTGATAAGAGTTAATTACTTTATCTCCCATATTAAGTACTGGTTGAAGATCCCTAATTCCTTGTCCTCTTGTTGGTTCTCCAAATTGCCTAAATGTTGAACTTAAATTTGGTTGAGCTCCAAACTGTTCATCAGTTAAACCAAGCGATCTAATTATTTGTTCGGAATCAGTTGTAGCCGATATTCCTTGGACTGCACTTCTTGCCCTACTGGCTTGTTCAACTTTTGTTGCGTCTGAATAACTAAAGTTACTTAAACTTATATTATTATTAACATCTGATATAGCTTGGAGTCTGCTTGATATATTAGATTTAGCTACACCTTCATCTACATTAAATACATTAGCTGATGCTGAGTCAATAAATTGAAAAGCTTCTTCTGATTTATTGTATCTCAGTTGACCTTTTGCGCTAGTGGATAACCCAAGATCAGAACCAGATATATCATCTAACGTTACATTT